TCTCCATCTACGGTTCCTGATATATCATAAGAGTCACAACCAAATGCTCCCATGTGTTCATTACCAGGATATTTTACTCCGTTTTTAATAACCACTCTATTTTGTAATTGTTGAGGTGGTACCCAACTTAATTGAAATCTACCTTTCGGATCTGGATAAAATATTACAGTTGAATCTTTAATACCATTTACCCACTGAAAATTACCCTTTGTTATACCTAGATTTCTACTTAACTCTTCGTTATAATCTATTTGCTCGTATATTTTTACTAAATTAAATATACTGTTTTTTGTTTCATCTCTAAATGCGTGCTCTTCAGTACGTGGAAACTGACGGTAAAACTCGTTTAAAGCATCTTGATCATCTTTTAAACCATCAGCTTCGTTCTGCCAATTATCTATTACACCTATATCTATTAATTCGCCATCTGGGGCGAATACGTCTGCGTCAGGAGTAGTAAATACTGGAAATCCGAACTCGTCAATAAATCCTTCGTAGTTCCATTCCATTGGGATAAACAAAGAGTATAAACCAGATTTTGTCTGGCCATTTCTATTTCTTTTAGTGACATCGGATGCGTTGTATAGTTTTTTAAAATTATCTCCACCTTTATCTAGTGCGTTTGAAGTCGAGCCCATCATACACTTACCTATAATTCTACTACCTAATCGTAAACAAGTTTTGGTTACTCGCCAATTATTTAATATATTATCGGGTCTTTCCCACTTACCACTTTCATCATGTACTAGTAAATTTAGTTTTTCACCATCATAACTATTATCTCCAGTATTTTTCCAATCTATAGTTGTATCTAGACCTTGTATATCTTCAAGCTTTTCGTTTGTAGTAATTTTTTTTCTAGTAAACTTACTAGCTGGTACTCTATAAGCAAGTTCTGACTTTGGCCTATCCATACCATCTTGTATTGGTTTAAAAAAGAACGGGTAGTTTATACTGATTGGTACAACTTTATCCGTAAACATTTTTTTAGCGTCGGCACCTGTTTTAGATAGTATTCCATATCTACTATCGCTAGCAAGAGTAGCTAAATTAACCGTTTCAGCAGATGACATAAACGAAAAACCAGATCGTCTATTTTTTAAGTAGCACATACCATAACATCTTTTATCTGCTTTACAAGCTTCCCAAAATATAAAAAATAATCTATTAGCTTCTCTAAAATCAGGAGCACCTACGTCTATCTTGCTCCACTGAAGATACATGTAATGTGTACCTGTTAAATATGTTGGTTTTCCTCCATTAGTAAACCAAAAACCCTCATCTCTTCTTTTAAATTCTTCGTCTATATAATCAAACCATTTTTCTTTATTTTCATCTGGATAGTTTTTCCAGTCAAATATATTTTTTAAACGAGATAATTCTTTTGGTTGTTCAAACTTTACCCATTTGTTTTTGGGGTGCACGTACACTCCTTTTGGTTCCAACGGCAAGCCAATTCGCAAACCTTGGATTTCATAGATTTTACCAATTTTTCCCGTTTTAGAGATAACCACAATATCATGTTCTTTATTGTATCCATATTTCCATTTTTTAGATTTAT